TGTTTTAGATAAGACATTTCTTGTCTGAATCTTTCACCCGACAAAGTCCTGCGTACTGGAGGATAAACTAAAGTGTTTCTTGATACCGATTTCCCCAAGATTTTGGGTGCAGAACTGTATCGCCCCCACCCGGCATACATCTGCGAAATGGCCGTAGAGCCTGTTGTTGTTCACGACTTCACTCGTCAACCTGGTCAAACCGTTCAGCTCGATCGCTATAAGTTCTGGGGTACCCCTGGTACTAAGGACAGCCGTGAGCGCATTGCTGACCAGACTATTGGTACTGCTAACAGCCGTAACATCACCAAGGAGAAAGTCCTGGTGGTGCTTAAGGAATACACTGGCCCCGCTGATCCGGGCGACCCGACCCAGCCCTCTACCTTTAAGATTGCTCGTGAAACTCTGGTTACTGCCCAGCGCCTGCTGCTGGATACTGGCAACCTGAATATGTTCCACCAGTCGATCGGCAGCCTGACTCTGCTTGACGACTATCGCCGTTGGCGTGACCGCGTCTTCATTGACGAACTTGCCAAAGCCGAAGCTAATGGCGCTGCTTCTACCAGCCAAGGTGGTTACTACTTCCCTGGTGGTAAGACCAAAAACTCTTCTGGTCAAATCGCTTACACCGCCGCTCAATACACTGCAGATATTCAACAGTTTTCGGTTCGTACCGACCTGCTGACTGTTGTTAAGGATATGCGTAAGCGTAACGTTCCGACCTTTACTGATGGTCTGTATCGTTGCATCTGCGATCCTACTTTCATGATGCATCTGCGTCGTGATCCTGACTTCCGTGAGATCGCTCGTTACGCCGGTAACCCTGGTCAAGGCATGTACATGGGCAACCCCATGATGCCTAACAATGCCAGCTTCTATATGGGTCCGCAGGCTGGTCAGGCCTACTTCCTGGCTGGTGAACCCGTCATGCCGACTGGCGTCCAGTTTGAAGGCGTGAAGTTTTTCGAGTCGACCAACTTCCCCAGCAAAACCATTCAAGCTTCTTTCACTGATATCGCTTCTTACAGCGCCCAGGAAGTTGCTCAAGGTTTCTTCTTCGGTCCCCAGGCCGTTGGTGTTGGCATTGGTGGTCCTAACGCTCAGGTGCTGATCAACAATAACGACGACTTCAGTCGCTTTATTATTCTGATCTGGCAACTGTATGCTGGCTTCGAAGTTCTTAACAAAGACTTCATCACTACTGCCTACAGCTTCGTTTCTGACGACGGCACTGTTTGATAAGTAAACATAAATAAACCATACGGAGAAATAAATGACCTATCTCTCGTCTAAAAAAATCTTCCCCGGCAACTGGGCAGAACCGCTGAACGGTTGGTACAAGAACATTGATACCGATGGCAGCGGCAGCAATGATGGTTCGAAAGGTGGCCCCACTTCGGTGCTGGCTATCCCTGGCTATCGTTATTTCCAACAGCGTGGTTATGTTGCCGTTACCAATATCTCTGGTGATGGCGCCATTGCTTCCGGTAATGTTATTGTTCCCTCCCCTTACAGGAACGATGACACCCGTACCGATATCACTGGAATGGTGATTAGCGGTTCTTCCACTCTTCCCGTTTACGTTTATCGCGCTACCATTTCGGTTGCCTCCGGTTGGGGTGACGGTCGTGTTGCTTCTGGCATCTATGCTGCCACTGGTAACACCATGACCTTTGCTACTGGCCTGACCTCCAGCGGTGGCGTCGGTGAAGCTGTTTCACAAGCTAACCTGACTTCTACTGTTGCGGGTAGTCAAGCTGGTGAAATCTTCTTTGCCGGTGGTTCGGCTTCTGTTAGCGCAGTTCCTGCTCTGACTGCTACTGGTGCTGCTGGTGTTAACGCTGGCAACGTCTACAAGCAGCTCACTGGTGCAGCAACTTATAAAGTGCTGTCCCGTGATACTGCCACTGGTACCGTCACTTCTGGTGGTTGGTACATTTCTTCTGATGACAAGAACGCCGGTCGCACTGGCTACTTCGTTGTTGAAGTGTGCTACATCCAACCTGATGAAGCCCCTGGCTACGAGGACATCGAAGATTACCTCCTGGGTCGCACTGTTAGCTGATTAGGCTAAACTGGGACCAGACATATTTTCTGGTCCCATGTCAATTCTTTCTGAAGAAATCTTACATCGTCACTGTAAAACAGGTGCGAGAGTTCGAATCATTAGCGAATGGGATAACGGCGATTGGTTTATGGTTGAAGACCAGGACGGTCGTCTTTACACCGCTTATAGAACCGAACTTTCGCCTGACGAACCTGCAACAAAGAAAGTAAAAACTCTTCAGGTAAAAGATAAGGCGGCTAACGAAGAGCCACGCAACTTCCCTCCCGATACACGTCTTAATATCAACGGTGCTACTGCACAGATGATTGCAGACCATATTAAGGGAATTGGTCTCAAGACTGCTCGAGAAATTAAAGATTTACAACTGTCACTTTCCGGTGAAAGATTCAGTAATCTCGAACAGTTACGCCAAATTAAAAGAGTTGATTGGGATTCGGTTTTTGCCGCTGATTTAATTCGAGTCTAAACTACATCTCCTGTTCGCCCCTGGGAAACCAGGGGTTTTTAGTTTTAGAATAAAAAGAAAACAAGATAATGGCAGGTTTAATTCCAGCGGGTAGGATTGTTGATCCAAGTAAAGACATATTTCCATCTACTGGTGCTCACTTGGACGTAAGGGTTATACCTCAGTTTGGGGCTCAGAAAGGTAAAAAGATTGATCCACGAACAGCTAAGACCCTGCTTCAGAATGTTTTAGTTGGTAAAGATCAAATCCCTTTAGTTCAACAGCAAGGCCAAGATTGGAAGTGGAATTTTCCAGTTACGTCTGAATACGGTAAGAGGGCTGCACCTACGGCAGGAGCTTCAACCTTTCATGAGGGTATTGATATCAGCTTAAGCGCTGGTACACCACTCGCCTATAAAGGCTATGGAACATACAGACCAGATGCAGGGTTTGGATCACTGCAAACCACAGATACCCAAGGTAATCCTTACGAAATTAGATTTTTACACACAGAACCTGGTCAGAAAGCAGCAGTTGGTTCTTCTGCAGTACCTAACCCACTAGCTCTCCCTGGTGACAATACGCAACAAAATAAAGAAAGAAATGATAGGTTGATGGATGCTTTATTTGGTAAGCAACAGACCTTAAAAGATGTTTTAATTTCTAATGCACTTAATCAAGCAAAGCAAAACAGACAGCAATCATTGCTTGATACTTTAACTCCTTATTCTTCCATGGGAATTAGTCCAGAACAAGCAATGCAACTATTTGCTTGATTACGTCAACTTATAATAAAAATTAAATAGGGCGCAAGTTGTGCAGCTCAGTGATTTTGAAAAAAGTAGAGTCAGGTACCATCTAGGTTACTACGTGGTTTCTGTCCCAGCGGGTGACTACGCTCGCCTGGAAGAAGCTATGAATACAGTTCCCGATTCGTACTTCTATGACAAAATTGTTATTCAATTAGGTCGTTGCGATACGGCTGAAAAGAAAACCGAAGTTGCACTTACGCCCTCTACTCGCGTTGAGAATATTGCAGGCGACGTTGATCGTACGATTCGTTCCAGTAATGCCAAAGAGGCGTTAAAAGTCTGGGATGAAATTTATCTGTACGAAACAAATCGTTTAGCACATATTCTTTACGTTCCTAATTACAAAGATCCTTTTCAAGCACGCTATCGGTACGAAAGGTCTGGTGCTGAATTTATTCAGGCGCTTCCAGGTCCCGCCGATACAAGTGTAGGTTCTCGCATCTATTTACACCAGGTTTGGCGATGATTGCTTTTGATCCTCTTTTAAACGTTTCGATGGGAATCACGAGCCAGCTTCGTAGGTTTGGTTTGTTACCACGTACAGGTATTACAACTGAATTTGGAGGGAACATATCAAATATTCAAAATCGTCCCGTTGTCAACCCAGAGTTTCTTCAAAGAAATCCTTCTGGTGAAGCTGATCGCAATAAAAGGTTTGCTCAATATCAAGAAATGGGAAAAGCACCTGCACAAGCAGCTTCTCCGTCCATGAGTGCCCCAGAGCAAAGAGCAGAAAGCCAAGAGCGTTCTCGTATCGCTCAGATGACAGAGCAAGATCCGCTCTTTAAAAAATATCAAGTTGCAGACTTAACAAAGGCATATAACACGGCTACAACACCAGAAGAAAAAGAACGGATTGGTTTGCAGATCTGGGCCACCACAAACCCAAGTCTTGCTTCTCGCTTGCGTCCAGGGCAGACAGGTTACCAAACATCGGCAGCAATGTCAGGTTCTCAGGTCTTTGGTAAGGACATCCCTGGAATCACGCAAACCTTTTATCAACAAGCCAGTGAGCAAGCAGGTATTCCATTCCCTGGAGCAGCTCAGGGCGCAAGTATAAATGCCTTTGGCCTTGGTGCAAACGCACAGCAACTTGGCGTAAGTGCACCAGGTCAGATTCCTCCAACAATGATTGGAGAGGATGTGTTTAAGCGCGGCATTAACCCACCTTCCTCTGAAGATTTAACACAGACGCAACTTGCTTTGCTTAAGCGTGCGTTTGAAGGACGCTTAAAATAACCCTTTGGTAAACTAAGGTTACTTGGCACCACATTCGTGGGTAAGTCCACCTGCTGGGTAATTGATCTTTTGATCTACGGAGACCAGTGTTCTTGCATTAACCTAATGATTATTTGCCGTAATTTCCTTCGCCGTCTTACTGCCAAACTGAGTTTAGTTGTGGCTCTTCAAGCAGTATTCGTCCCTGGTCTTAAGGCAGATTCGAATTGGGTAGGAGAATAAGGAAAAAACTGAAATGGCGCCAAAGACTTCGCAACTCTTAGGTTTATCCAGTCCCGAACTTTATGCTGCAGCTTTTACAGCATTGGGTGAGGCTGGTCCTGGACAAGATCCCTATGGTGTTTTTTCTACAATTCTTTCAAGAAAACAAACGGGAAAATACGGTAAAAATATCGTAGACATTGTTAAGGCTCCCTCTCAATTTGTTGCGAACGATCCTTATAGCGCATCTCAAGTAGCAGATCCTAGTTTTGGCCGCAAGGTTTACGGGTCTCGTTACGATCAGATGCTTCAGAAGTTTGAAGATCCTTCTAAGTTGCGTCCTGTGCTTGAGAAGCATGGGGGCGCACTTCAGTTCAGGGGACAATCTCTTCTGAAGAATAAAAGACCCGAGGATGTAATGTTTGATCCTCGCGGAAACTTTTATTTTGCTAAAGATCCAAAGGCGGCAAAATCTCTTCTTGAAAAACTTGGCGGTGCACCAGGGCAATCAGTAGCACCTGTAGCTGCATCTCAAGTTGAAAAGGGAAACCAGCAGGGGCAGTCGTTGCTTCAGAATATTTTGAAGTATATACCTATGGTTGGAACAATGCCAAGTCTCTCTTCTGTAGAAGACATGCCACTTCCTGATAGCCAAACCTTTTTAAATACGTATCGTAAATTCTTTGAAGATGAGGAGTTTGCATAATGGCACGTTATTCTGAATATCTTGACTACGACGGCTATCTTCCTGGGGATGTGGCTCGTGCTGGTCTAAGTGAATATCAACAATATCCACAGTTAACTACAGAATATATACGAAATAAAAGATTTAAATTTCAACCGAAGGAAAATATTGATTTATTCCAAAACTTTTTAGCTCTACAAGGAGATCCAGAAAGACTCTTCCGTTCAACAGCAAAAATGCCTGATACTCCTTTTGGGAATTTAAGTGGATACGCAGGTATCTAAATAACCTATAATAAAACTAATATCAGGTAAGGCTACATGTCGTCAACCGCTACCAACAAAAGTCCCCTCTTCATTGATAGGCCGCTTTACGATTCGGTCAGGGTGACAACTCAGATTGCTGGCAGTGCAACCAATAACACTCTCTTTGTGCAGGGTGGCCAGGTCCCGGCAATCCTGGTTGACATGGATGCTTCTTTAAGTGAAGATAATAATAATGGCGGCGTAATTGATTCAATCTCTATTGTCAGGAACGACTACTACAGGGATGCTGATTACGTTGTTTCTTCTACAACCTCTGGAACTGTCGTTTCGTTTGTCAGTGGTCAAGTCGTTTTAATTTTTCAAACGGGCGTTTTATCTACCCCAGCAGCAAGTGGGTTTGGTTACTACACTTACACAGGCACAACAACATTAACTGGAATTAATACTTCGCTTGTTTATTCGGGTGGTACCAGTAGTGGCTTTGTGTTTAACGGGGTTAATTATGCGTATCAACCTGAGGTAACTTTTGTTTTCTATCAGACCAGGGGTACGACCAACCCGGTCCCCGCTTCTGGTGATTACAAAGTTATCTTCGCAAAACAAGTCCCTGCAAACACCCAGCGAGTAGACTGCTCAGACGTTATGCCTGAGTTGAGTGCCCCTACTGTTTCTGCTGGCAATACCACTGGTCTTGGTAATGCTTCTCCTTTACGAAATAAAGGAATTTATTTAGAGCGTGGCGATCGCATTTACGTTGGCGTTTTCCCTGACGGCCCTAACATTTCCGGCTACACTCCTGGCGCACATATCACAGCACAAGGCGGCTTCTTCTGATGTATGGCAAAGAAAATCGGTAATAACTTTGGTAATTTCCAGGGCAACTTAGCGTTTAAGCCTAATGGAATAAAACCAATTACTACCGAATTTTCCAAGGGAAGTGTTCCTGATTCCATATACGCCGCCAATAGAGAATCGGCTTGGTCTCGTTGGAGAAGAGGATATGAATTGGCGACAGCTTGCTTTTACGATAATGATTTTCAATATCCTTTTAAATACGTAATTCCGGTTTCCCCTGGAACGCCCGGTTCAATTAATAATCCTCAACCAACAGTATCCGGTGCGTTTGTTGGATTCCCAACTAAGAACAAAGAACTGGGGATGCATTGGGCGGGCTGGCGCTATGCAGGCTCACTTCGTTGCGACAAAATTACTGATCCAGTTACAAGTCAAAAATTATTTATTGAATCAGTTACAGAAGATGCAAGCTATTGGTATGTAAAGTTAGCCGGTACCTGGAGCCTAGCAAATCCATTACCCCCTCCTTTTTATGTTCTAATTGGTGGCTCACCCTTTGGCATTACACCGATTACGACAGAAATAATGGAAGATCGAATCATTGTTCAGGATGGAGATATTATTACGGCGGATACAATAAATCCAAATACACAAACTAGATACGGCTACGTCCAGGCTGTATTAGTAAATACAGGATCCTTTACAGGCGTACTTAAATTTCAAAAAGCAGGTTCGGTTTACGTCTCACCTGATAAACAATTACTTACACCTTCTCCGGTTGGATTTACACCAGGGAGATTTTTAATTACTGGCGCAAGATTCTGTTGCTCCTGCCAAGATTTCATGCGTCGTGATTACGCATTTGTGCAACAGTCTGGAAGCACATTAAACAAGATATTTCCTAGAACATCTCTGTCCAATATAAAGCCTGGTCGATATGAAAAAACAACCTTAAATGGAAAAGTAGATAACAGTGCAATGACATCTGCTCAGGTTAATAGACAGATGGATGTATACGCACCCCCAGGATTTGCAGTTCCTTTCTCGAAGGGAGGATCTACATCAGAGCGTGGAGCAACCAGAGATAACGTTGGTGTGTTCAGAGACTTTGGTGCGATCTACTTAAGAAAAACATTGAACCCAAATGATCCTTCAATTCCAGGATCTGCGGCTGACAGCATGCCAGCTTACGATGATTACGCATCAGCTAACGGTCAAATAATTGCTATATCTGATAATTGGACCCCATTACTCGATGAGTTTAGATATTGCAAACACATTTATGCACTTAAATTCAAAGATGGAACTTTTCCACCAGAGCCATCAGATTTTCCCATGCAAAGAGAAGGGATGGTTGCATGGGAACAAAAACTAGTTGATATGACAGAAAGAGAACAACAAGAAGCGAAAGCTTTCTTAATGACTCGTGGCTCACTGTCTCGAATGGATGTACCTCCATACAACTGTCAATCTCCGATGATGATGCCAATGATGCAGAAATTGTTTAACGTTCCATCTGACCTGGTTTTAATGCAGAACTTTACAATGATTGATAAGGAAGGAAACGAATACGTTCCATATTTAAATGAAACACCTAGTACATAATTACGTAGTGTATACTATTGTTGAGTCTATTAAGACTCAAAAAGATTTTCCTTTATATGCGTCCCTGGGCCTGGTAAGGTTTAAGGTTTGATTGGCCTACACGCCAGAGACCAATGAAACCAATCCATCCCCCGCCGCCTGATCAGGCGATAGTAGACGACTACTTTCAGCTATCTAGAATTAAAGGTTTTGGTTCGGCAGCCTGGCTCTATGGGATGATCGCTACCTACGGCGTTCATCCGAAAGAGTTAAAAGATTTTAAATGGAATTTAAATAACACAATTAAAATCTGTACCAAAAAGAAAGAAATCAAACCAATACATCCTCAGTGGACATTTTTATTTCAGCTAAAAGAAAAGCAGCCTTCAGATATTGAAGACTGCTTTGAAAAGATTAAGAGCAAATTGAATAAGGCTATTGAAACACAAAAGGTTTCCTTGAACCTTACTGATTTACAGCTTGCATATCAGTTGAGGAAAGGGTTGTACCTACCGAAGAAAGAGGATCAGCAAACGCAATCCCCTTTTTCCTTAGTTCTTTCCGCACGCTATTAAGGTTCCAGCGATAGGAGTCACGGGAAAACGTATCTTTAAATGCGGCATAATGGGGTCCCAAACGAAGGGTTCCATCATCGCGCATTTTGAAGAGCGTTTTCTTGTCAAGTCCCAGGGACTCGCACGCTTTGTTGGCTGAAACCCAACCTGTTGATGCCGCCATAAAAATCAGGGCGTGTTCAGATATACACTACCGATATAAAAGGTTCTGTCAAGGGTCTTTATGAAATTTTAAAATTTAAGATTGGCTTAGGAATCTTAGAATAAGGTAACGGCAACTAAAGAGTATGTTCCATGACGAGCACGCGCCTCTTGCTCTGCTGGTCGAATTAACTCCAAGGTTAGCAAAAAGAAAGTTTAGAGAATCTATCTACGAAGAATGGGAAAGCAAGTGTGCTTATTGCGAAGATTTTGCAACGAGCCTTGATCATATTGTCCCTAGATTTAAGTCTGGGTCAAGTAATAGAAATAACTTAATTCCTGCATGTAGACGCTGCAATAGCAATAAAGGAAGTACTGAGGTTGAAGAGTGGTACAAGCAGCAAGAATTCTTTACTCAGGTTAGGATGGAAAAAATAAAAGCATGGATGTCACAAGAAGTTGTTGATATCTGTTACTACCAATCTTCAGTATTGAAACCGGCTGTGTGATATGGGAATTTCATATGATGCTGGTGCCCGCAGATGGAATGTTATTCGCGAGCGGGAAAATATTCCACGCCTAAGAACCGATTATCCAACGGCAGATCAGCCAATACCAGTGACGGTATCTGTTTATGATTCACCTCCTCCATTTTCATTTATAGACGACCCATACCAGCCTGGGACAACGATTACCAGATTGGTAGACTATGGAATACCAACTGATGAATCGGGTAATCCTCTTTATCCAACTAGAGAAATCAGGTTTAACGTAGATCCTAGGGACGTTGATAGGAATGGGGCGACTTGGGCTATTGCTGGTGCTCTACGCTCTCTTGGCGTCAATATTGACACCAATGTTTATGGAGGAAATGTAGAAACTCAAGATCTTGAGTCCGCTTTAAGTGGCATTGCAAATCCAGTTAATCAAAAAGCATATGAAATTACTTATTACAGTAATCGAAATAGAGATTTAAATGAAAGAAATAGAGTTGAAAATGAAAAAGTACAAAAGGAAGAAAATGAAAATAGAGCGAAGAATGCGGCTTACGATCGTACAATGCAAGCCGTTAACTCTACTCGCGGCGGTGACTATGTACAGCAAAGAAATTTAATTAGAGGTATTTCGGGAGTTAGCGATGATTTAAAAAGATCAATTGAAGATAACTTCAAAAGATACTACTCAACTGAAAAGCTCCAACCCTGGAGCACATCTTTAGGGGCTAAGCCACCCTATGGAGACTTTGATTCAAACTTTTACCGGAACACATATCCAGACGTAGCTGATGCCTGGCGTAACGCAGCAAGAAATGACGACTTAGATATTCTTGGTCGATTTGATAGCGAAGGTAGTTTTTATTTATATCATTACACTGCTACTGGTAGATACGAGAATAGACGCGCCAATCCAGCGGAACAACTCTCTGCTGCTAATTCTTATACGGAGAAAAGACCAACAGATCTCGAGATGCAACAAGCTAGAGATCTTCAGCTTGGCGAAGGATTACAAGGTGAAGTTGAATTAGCAATTGGAGAAAGAACACTTAGAGACGTTAAAAAATTCAAAGCATTGACGCAAGATGTTTTAAAAGAAACAATTGCTGAAATGAAGAAAGCAAAAGCAAAAGAACAAGAATTAGCAATGTTCTCGGGCTTTGGTGCTTTTGGTGAAATTACAAATTTAAACAAGGATCTAGCCAATTCAATTCTGGGCGATTCCGGAGTTGGTGGCGTATGGTCTTTTCTTGGTGGCAACAAGGGACAAGAGTCTTTAGAGAAGTCGCTCCAAGGAATCAGTGGAATAAATAACTCTGTTACTTACAACTGGCAACAGTGGTTTGATAATGCGTTGAAAACACGTTACGACGAAGAGATACAACTCGGCCTTGATGCTGGAACGGCAAGTGAAAACTTAAAAATTGAAGGGCAGTTTGCCAGAAAGTTTTTAGATACTTATCTGATTCCTCGCTTTAATCAATCGAAATCAATGAACGAATTTGTTGATTACATTGACGTTAAAGAAGATGAACAGAACCCATTTCAAACACAAGATCTTGCTAACGCTGCCAAGCAGATTGCCGATCTTAAAGCAACACAATATCTTAATGAAATTCAAAATGCTGCCACTCGTTATTTTAATGCTGATTTTTATATCAACCCAACGGGGAATATTGGCAAGCAAGAAGTTTATTCAGAACAAGCTAGAACTGTTCAAGGAGATTGGGAAGCAGCAAAGCGTGGAGATCCTTATTGGACCTCTCAGGCGTATCGTTTTGGTGTAGATGTTAATAATAAGGAGCAGTTTGCGAAGATGCATTATCAGATCAGAGGTCAAGGGCGAGGGTATGATTCCGCTGAAGATTATTTAAATGCTGGTAAAATCAATGACTTTATTTATAACGATATTCTTCCGGCTGTAAAAAATAAAGTTGAGAATACTGAGTTAGTGTTTGGACCTTTCCTCTTGCCTGAAGAGTTTGCAGATGAGATGTTAAAAGGCTTGAATCCAGACGACAAGACAACATGGGAAGACGTATTAAAAAGATATGGACTTACTGATTTCAAAGGAACAATCGATGACTTACGCGCATATATTGTTGAAGCATTAAGAACGGGATCAGCACAGGAAATACGCGAGAACATCAA